TTGATTCAAGCGAAGTGGAAGCCCCACACAAAAATCATTCTGTTGTACTCTCTCTCTCTTTCACTGAGTCACATTTACTTTTGATGATGACTTCTTCTTCACTTTTTCTTTCGATGTTCGGGATAGCGCCCGTTCACCACTGATACTAGGGATAGCGCCCTAGTTTCGATTGCTGGGATAGCGCCCAGTTTCTTTTGTTAATATTTCGATATTTTCATTTTGTAATTTCGATTACTTTTCTTTTATATAAAAACCAAAAAGATTTTCCTATTTCTTTGATTTCTTTTTTGTTTATTTCTTTATGGAGATCTACGGATTCTCCCCCCTCTCCTTCCAGGACACCGAGTCCTGGAAGAACTCTGCTTTCGCAGCCTGCCGCGGCTGCAAGACCTACCCCATCGAGGAGGTAGGTACTGACGGATCCGTGAGGATCCGGGAGCTCCCGGTGGGGCTCGTACTAAAGGGCGTCATGGCCCAATATCGGTCCATTTTATGGACCCAATTTGTGGCGGATCCCGCCACTACCACCGTGGACCGGAAGTCCTTTGACTTCTGGCTCTTTTGCCGCCGTGCTGAGGCGGCCCAGGAACGAGCCTTTAGGGCTCGTCAGTCCAAGCGAGCCGCCAAGGCCGCTGCCCTCGATGCTGAGGGCTTAATTGATCGCTCCTACAAGGGGCGAACTTACAAGGTCTCTGTGCGGGGCCTTTCGTGGAAATCTGTGCGGGCTGCACAGAAGGCTGCCAGGAAGGCAGCCAAAAATTTTGGATTCACCATTTCGGAGAATCCCTTCTCGGCACTCCCATCTGAAGGGAGATCTGCCTTTTCTGCGGGTGAAACTCCCGCTCCTCCTGCCTGCGCGCTCCCCAATATTTGTTGGGCGGCTCGCAGGGCTTCCGCGAAGTCCGCCTCTCCTGCGGACGTAGAGAGTTTGCCCTTTTTGGGCTTACTCCCGGAGTCTCCCCGCCTCCGAAATGAGGGGTTGCTCTCTTTATTGAGAGCTAAGTTGGCCGACTTCAAGGCTGCGCGGGCACCGTTAGTGCCCATAGCTAAGAGGGTCGTCAAGACCCCTTCCGAAGACTCCATCTGGGAGTCTGTGGAGAAGAACGCCCCGATTGTCGGGTGCGTTATAAATGGTATGGTTGGGATTCCCAAAAACCCAATCATTCAGCGTCTTCTCCCTGAGCGCAAATATATTGCGCGCAAATGCGTCCGGGCTTTTGTTCCTCAAGTGATGTGTTCGTCAAGACACAAACATGACTTTGCCCAGTTGCGGAATCCTGATAAGTGGATTGTTTTCCCATCTGTGATTAGGATTTCCACTGTGGACGCTTACGCCACAGCCAGGCGCCTTGGGCTTATAAACGACTGCTCTTCGGCTCTCGAGCGAGTCAAGGCATTTTCCTCTCACCATCTAGACTTAGAGAAGGAAGTGTCTCGCCTCGAACGAGAAGCTTGCGCAGCCCCGCGGAAAACGATAGTGGCTAGGGTGTTCAAATTCTTCTTTGAAGAATATGCTCTAGCATACGATGAAGTCGTGGAAAGGCTTAGGGCTGCTAAAGAGGATAGGCGCAGGGAACATTTGGCTTTCCTGCGCAATATTAAGCGCCAGGCTCACGAGCTTGAATTGAAGGAACGCCAATCTTTTTTGGTGGCTATTGAAGAAGCTCGTATTAAGTCCCTTGAGCTCAAGGCTAAAATTGAAGAGGGTCCTCCCCCTCAAATTTTATATACCCCAGAGTGGCATGTTGTTCAGCGAGCAAAAGCTTATGCTGATGTTACAATGTCGCCCAGCGAAAGGGATATAGCGCATTTGGCTTATGAAAATAAGTACGTCAATGCTCGTGCGTATCCAAATACGGATGTCGCTGCGAAATTTAGAGCACGTTGTGATGCGCATTTTGAAAGGATTTTCGGATATGCTGTGCACCGAGGCACAAGAACCGAAACGTTGACTCAGGTTGCTGAGTCTCCTCCACCAATTATCACTGCGCCTGTTGGGCAAAGGGTTGGAGGAAATCCGCCAACAGAAACACCGGGAGCTGCTGCCGTGCGTGCTGCAATGCGACGTGCGGTTGAGCGCAATCGACCTGGGCCTGGAGAGTCATCGGCTATGCCAGCTCGGGAGCCCCTCTTGTCTCATAGAGGGCAATATTATGCACGCTCCCTTTCGGATAGATATAACAATATCTGCTCGCGCAACAATGCCTATGATTTAATGCGCGAGACTGACGTGCCCATTATGGAGTTTACGTTTGGGCAGCAGCAAGATATTGCTATTCCTCTATCCTCCCGATTCGGAAATCATCAATCTTTGCACGTTGGTGAACTGGAAATTGCCGTACAATCCTCGGTTTTGACCGGAGTTGATACGGCGATGGCTATAATGGTTTCCGACGCCTCCCATGATCGTCTTGAAGAGGGATTTTTAAGTCTAACTATTTTAAGATTGGGAGCCGGGTGGATGCGCCACACTATCCCCATAGGAATTACAGTTTTCCCAACTGACCCATTAGTCGATAGATTTCTGCGATTATCAGTTTTGACTGGTGGGTCACCTATGGCGGATGGTAGGCAAGTGGCCAGATTACACTATGGATTACTTGGCCAAGCCTATACAGGCGCTGGCGAGCAGCGATTAACGCAATATGCCACCAGAAGGATAAATGTGCGCCAAACGCACGTTACTCAGTTTCTGGAGGGCAACCATATCCATATTGCTCGCTCCGAGGATAGACAACAGCCACTCCCTCATATGAGTTTGGAGTTTAGGCCTCTATCCGGAAGCACCAGGTATGTTGCACGACCTGGAGGATATCAAGCTATTGAAAGTGGCAGGCAGAGTGTGGATATCACGCAAAATTTTATTCGCATGCCTACGCACTTAACGCGAAGTGCAACGGATCGGGAGGAAACTCCGGCACCCAACAATCCAAATGAGCAGAATGTTGGCAGAAGCGAGATCAACGCTGAAATCCCGACAAATTCTGCCGAGGAGGAGGAAAGGCGTCGGAGGACGCCGCATGGATCTGCTATTCATCGGGGTTATACAGAGTTCTCCGAACGTAACGAAAATCTCATTGAACATCTTTACGTTCCGTCTATGCATGGTCTATCTCTCAAGGAAGATATACATCTTTTCACTAAGAACCTGGAGATACCGAGTACTGCCGACTTCTGTAAGGAATTGGCAAGATACTCGGGTTTAACAGAGGCTATGAGTTATAGGGGTGCAAGCTACTATTCACGGCTCTTGTCCGGGGTTGCTATATTGCGTCCCCATTTCAAGTTTACTTTTAGACTTGTGACCCCTATCCTTGAATCCATACCCCTTTTTGTTGTCTGGGATGATTTGGGCCAATTAAACACTAAGGTCTCCTTATTATCTTCTGCTTTTCAGGTGATCGATTCCGATCATACGAGGGCAGCAGTGTATGAGGTTAGACCTTCTGGGCCAACTGATCTCCTTACCCCTTCGAAAGCCAACTATGGGGTTGGAGGAGATCTAGTTATCTTCTCAGGGGGTTATGGTTCCCTCTCCCTCTCCTCACCTTTGCGCCTCAAAATTGAAGCGTGTCTTCTTAAAGACACGAGTCTTGGATCTGGTGAGATTGCTCTACCCCAAGGTCCATCTTCTATGCTCTCATTTCATTATTTGAATGAGGTGGATCTTGGTGATGTGAATATGCACATATTTTTAGGTAGTTGTAAGTATAAATCCTCTTCTACCGTTGGTGGTAGAAAGTACATATCTGTGTGTCCAGCAGCGGGTCTTGTACATAAGGGTGGGAAAGCTGCTTATTTAGGTTTAGGAGCTTCCCTTTTTTCCTTATATAATTTTTGGAAGGGGAGCTATGTTCTCAAGGTTGACGTTCTGTCGAAGGGTAGTTGCGCTGGTGCGATATCAATTTACATTCCGCCACCAGGCTCAAGCGCTGATCACTACTCTCAATCGCAACTGGACACTCTTCCCAGGTATGAGTTGCCCTGGAGAGGTTCGGGATCCGCCAGATTCGAAGTCGAAAATTTTTCTTGGATTGGTTGGCATCTGACAAAACCGCAGCGATATATAACCAATGAGGACTGGTTTTCGCTGAATGCCGGTTTGTTGGTTGTTCTTAATCAACCACCTACAACTAGAACTGGCGGTTCTAGTGATATAAGAGTGATATTCCGAATTGTTAAATTTAAAAATCTCACTCTTAAAGAACGTTCAACAACCTGCGATATATTTGCAGGTATTAAAGACTCGGAGTATACAGATCCTTTAGTGGACGTGCTAGATGAAAACATCACGGCACCATCCGCTTCTTCATTGACGACGGTCCAAGATCCAGACCTTGGACTGGAAACTACTTCGAGCGCCCAGACTTCTGGACTGACCACCACGCGTAGTTTTGGAGCGTATTACGCTTATCTTCTTGGTGGCGAAAGTGCTGGAAATAGGTGGCACTCTTATGTGTTGCCTATTACTATGGGACACCACAGGGAGATGATAGGAGCATCTAAGACTGGATATTTAAATACTCAGCTTGATGAGACCATACGGATTCGCTATTCTTTGCGGAATCCGTTACATATTTTGTGCTCAGCTGGAGCGTATTATGCGGTTGACCTCCTATTTACTCTTGTTGTGGACGGTGATCATGGAGCCGAACGTGCCTACACTCAACTGGGTTTAATTCAAACGCCACTCATGGAATATTTTGATGGATATTCTGCGAGTAGAAATCTCTCTTCAGAAGGGGGGTATTCGAACCAATTGGGTGTGGGAAAATCTTACGTTCAGTTGATTGTCCCACGAAGGAACTACAGAGCTAGATCTATCACGACTAATACTGGTGCGCTCTTCTTTGAAACCATTGGATCGCTGACGGTTAAATTCGCTGTTAGCGCTAAGATCAAGGGAGTACATCTGTACGTTGAGCCTGTAGGACCTATCGATGTTGATGGGTATGGGCGGGGAGCGGACATATCTCTAACTAATGAGAATTTTGTCCTGATGCCATCGCTGCGTACAGCTGCTTAATTGCGGCATTTGGTGTTCCCAGTCGGACCTTTAACACTGGGGTTTGAGAACGGAAAGAAATTTTCTAGGGATTTCTTTCAATTTAAGTGATGCCCACCGGACTTTAACGTGGGGTTATGGCTTCTCTCTGCGGCCTGATGCAGAGTTGTACATTAATAACTAGTGTGTTTATTTTTGTGTGTTCGTTTTGTTTGTTTTGACATAAAATAAACTGAGTTTCAAAAAGGGTTTCTCGAGTTCTTCCCTTTCCGACTCAGGAGCTTGGCGTGTTTTTCTTGATTTCTGTCGCCGGTTTCAATCAGTGAAAGTCTGATGGCC